TGTATGTCGGTTTCTTCTCAGCACTTGACGTACTGGTGGACCCATACGGTTCAGCAGGAACAGCAACGACAAATCTGTATTTTTATCAAGATATGGATATTGCGGTTGCTCACGCTGAAAGCTTCGCGGCAGCACAGGATGTGACCGTTGCCTAAGTGTATCAGCTAGATGAGTTACAAGGTTGGGGTGCTGCTCGACCTTGTATCTTACTTTGTGGCGGACCTTCTGCGCCTTCCGATTTGGCGCAAGCCAAGGCGCAGATTGGTTCAAAAGCTTACGACTTAGCCGCAGTCAATAATCACGGCTTACTTTTTCTTGGCGAGCTGGCTTGGTGTTATGCGCATGACGTTCGGATGGTCAAACACCTTCAGGAATACGAAACGCCAGCGATTATTCACCATGAACCAAAGAACCTGAGAGACAAAGATATTCATGGCGGAATTGTCCCATTCATCAGGCTCAGTGGACCAGAAGCACTTTGGACCGCAGATTATTTGGGCTACTCAGAAATTCATATCTGTGGTGTCGATTTTTACACGGGCAACCGTCGATACTGGCATCAATGGGATTTAGACAAACGACCAACCAGAGTCCAAGAAGATCAACAAGGTAAGTGGATCGAGGCGAGAGATTTAATGAAGAATCCAGCAAGAGTGATTGTGTACAACGAACGACTTCAAAGGATATTCCAATGAAGATTGAAATCGTCAGAGGAACCGTGGCAAACGGTGGACCTGTTCGAGTGGGCCAAGTCATCAGCGTTGACCCAAAAGAAGCAAATCAACTGATTGGCATGGGCAAAGCGATTGTTTATGAGAATCGGGCCAAAGGCTTGGACGAAGCAGAAGCGCCACCAGTGACCACTCGAACTACTAAAACCGCTCGAAAGCCTAAAGCCAAATGAGCGTTGAAACTGCTGCTGATCGAACTGCCATGCTCGCAGACTACGGCTCAACCGTGACCAAGGCGGACGCAAGCACATTCACAGGGATTTTTGACAATGACTTTCTCGCGGTTGATGTCGATGAAAGCGAAGTCGAAAGCTCAGAGCCAACACTGCTGGCAAGAACCGCTGACGTTTCCAGCTTGGCGCATGGGGATTCGCTCACAATCAGTTCAACGAGCTACACGGTTCGAGGGATTCAGCCGGACGGCACAGGCATGACGCAAATCATGTTGAGTATTTGATGAGTCACAAGCGAGCGCAAATCAAAGCAAGAATCCAAACGGTTCTGACCGGACTAGCGACAACAGGTTCAAATGTCTTTCTCTCAAGAACTTATCCAATCGCAACCAGTGATTTGCCTGGACTGCTGATTTACGCAAATTCTGAAAGCATTCAACGCTTAGAGATTGGCATTCAGAACAGGCAACAACGAACACTCGATTTATCAATTGAAGCAGTAGCCAAAGGCAACAGCGCAGAAAGCACACTGGACCAAGTGACCGTTGAAGTCGAGGAAGCAATGGCAAACGACCAAACGCTGAATAATTTGGCAATAGATTCACGAATCACCGATACGCAGATCCGGCAAGCGTCTGCTGAAAGTGAGTTTTTCATAGCCACGCTACGGTATGAGATTCTTTACCGTACTACTGAAAACGACGTCGAATAAAAGGAGACGCAAATGGCAATTCCAGATCGTTATTTACGGTTAAGAAGTTCTCAGCCGTACATCACAACCGAAAGCACTGCTGGCAGTTATGTCGCAGTTTCTGCTTCTGACGGATTCACCACAACCGAACCTTTGGCGCTATCGCAGACGTTCAACACTTCTGACATTTCCGAAGTCGGCACAAGACTTCTTCAGAACAGAAGTTTCGTAAACTATGCCGAGCGAGCAACCTTTGATATTCCGTTTCTAGTCAAACCTTCTGGAACAGCCGGAACCGTCCCAGCCGAAGATACTTTGCTGCAAAAGACTTTTGGAACACTGACCACTTCTGCTGGAGTATCAAACACTTACAGCTTCAGCCGAGTTAGTAACACCTTCCAAGTGTCGCAGTTGGTCGATACCTACAAACTCTATGTGGCGAACGGAACCGTTGTCGAAGGTTTCTCTGTAGACATTACGCGCGACGGAGTGTTTACGATGAACGCAAACTGCCGAGCAAGCCGAATTCGCTACTCTGGACCTGTTAACGCCACAGGCACAGACGTTTCTGTGACTGATTCCTCGCCTGCAACCGTGACCTTAGATCCTGCCAGCAATGCAGTAGCTGCCGATTATTTCTTTGCTGGGCAACTGGTGGACATTTACGACAGTTCAGATTCACAGGTGAACACTGGCGGAGCTGCAACCATCAGTTCACCAAGCACAACAGCCGCAACGGTTGGAGTGCAAGCCGCTTCTGGCGACTCTTTCACAGTATCCGCGACTGACTACCTAGTACCGCACTTGCCAGCCGCGACTCTCAGCACTTATGAGCCAATCGCCACTTCAGCCGCTCAAGTTTATCTTGCAGCACAAAACACCGCAGCCGGAAGCTTGATTGCTTCAGCTAACGAGTTTTTAGCCACTGGCTTCTCAATGAGCGTCAGCAAGAATCTTGGCGACCCAGGCTTGGCAGAAATGACGGGCGACAAGTACCCAGCCGCTGCATATGTCAGCAACGATATTACCGTCACCGGAAGCTTCGATTTTGTCATGAGGCCAGCGCAAGCGTATCGCTTCGAGCAGTTTGCTCGATTGGAACAAATCGCCATTGGCGTTCAAGTAGGTGACACGGCAGGAAGTATTGTGCAAATCGTCATTCCATCCGCTCGCGTTTCGATTAGTGGGACAGAGCAGGACGGAGCCGCAGCCGCAAGTGTAGACTTTGCCTTAACTCAAGGCTCTTCTGCCACAGACGCAGCCGCTTTCTCATTAATCTATAAGTAACAACCCATGCCTTCCATTTTTGACGTCCAGAAAGCCAATGAAGTCACGATTGATTTCAATGATGACGAGCTGGACCTAGAAGCTACTTTTCAATGCGTTTTGCCTCATCAGCGATTGTTGACTGAGGCACTCAACGCAGCCACGAAGACGCAAAAAGGCAAGCAAACGATTGATTCTCTTATGTTTGCTCGAAAGCTTTTTGTGCCTTGTGTGCAGTCCTGGTCATTCGATGAAGATTGTAGTGTTGAGAACAAAAGTCTTTTTGTTGGAGAAGACGCTGCTCTGAACAAGATGGCTACTCACGTCAGTCTAAAGTTGATGCGTTTGGCTCAGGCGAAAGTCGATGACGAAGAGGGAAATTAAAAAGCTACCTAGATCTGGTTCTTGAAAGAGCAACTTATCTAGGTGACTCGCAAGAGCATGGCATTCAGGAAGGCGACAGATACCAAGCCGTTTGGTGTTGCAAATCAGCGGAAAATGTCTGGAACGAAGACGAAGAGCCGCCTTGTCAGGTATGTCCAAACAATTTGACGCTGACCGAAAGAAACCTGGCAGCGGTTCAAGCCTTTCGAGACTTGGACACCACAGGCAGAGACTTAGGTTTTGATATTGGTTTTCTTCGAGAAGAAGCGATTGATTGCTACCTGAGAAGAGCAGAAATCAACACGGTTGAAGTCTACAATGCACTGGTGACGATTGACCGAGAAGTCACTAGCCACAGAAAGAAAGAGAACGAGCGCAAACGAGACTTGCAGAAGAAAAAGTCTACAACCGCTCGACCTACCCCAAAGCCTAGAAGAAAACGATAATGGCAAACGCAGCCTCTACCATTGAAATTGAATTAGAGATTCGTGACGCCATTAATCGTTTGGGCAAGCTCGAAGGCGAACTCAAAAAGTCTTCAAGTGCAATGGACCGAGTGGCGAACTCAACCAGAAAAATGGAATCGGCTTTCAAGTCTGCGAAGAATGCCGCTTCTGCTTTGGTTGCTGCCATCAGCGTTCAACAGATTGCACAAGCCGCTGACACTTTTACGAATTTCGCCAATCAAATCCGCATTGCAACGAACTCAGCCGCTGAAGCCGCAGCGGTTCAGAAAGAGTTATACCGAGTCTCACAGACTACCGGAACGGCAATTGAGGACACCACCAAGCTTTACGCTCGCCTTCGTGTTGCCGCTGACCAGCTAGGTTCAAGCCAAGCCGAAACCATCCGCATTACTGAAATTGTCGCCAAGTCTTTAGCCGCAGCCGGAACCAGTAGCACAGAGGCTTCTGGCGCATTGCTTCAACTGGCACAAGCCTTAAACTCGCCAAAGGTTCAGGCCGAAGAGTTCAACTCTCTCATTGATGGAATGCCCAATCTGCTGAAGGAAGTTGAGAAGCAACTTGGACTTACGGCTGGAAGTCTGAAGAAGTTTGTGACAGACGGCAACCTGACGAATCAGTTATTCAAAGACGCAATTCTTGGCTCTGCTGAAGCCATCAACGAACAGTTTGGCGCAGCACAAGACACGATTGCGACTTCGCTCACCCGAATTAGCAACAGCTTCACGCTTCTGATTGGAAAGGTAGAAGAATCAACCGGAATCTTTAGCGGAACCGCAAAGGTCATGACAGACCTAGCTGGTGAATTCGACAAGTCTGACGGAATCGTTCGAGACTTTGCTGAAGGCATCAAAATTCTTGGAATTGCCTTTGACAAGCTCAAGCAGCTTGCGATCAACCTGACCAAGCCATTGCGTGACGCATTCAGCATTTTCACAGGTGGCGAGTCTAACCCAATCGTCACCACACTCAACTACATTCAGGCTGGCTTTGGCTTTCTTTCGGTTGCTGCTCAATACGAAACGCAAAATGCCGCTCTTCAGATTGAACGCCTCACTCTACACGTTCGAGATTTCTTCATTGGCATGATTGCCAATATGTTCAGCTTTTTTGAAAAGGTAGACAACTTTTTCATCAATCAAATCAACAAAATCATTGGCTACTACAACAGTGCCGCAAATGCTATTGGCATGGACGGAGATGTTGCGCCTATTGCGACTTCAACCGAAGCGCAAGAGTCCGCGCTAAAGTTTGAAAGAGATTCCGCTTTTGAACTAGCTGAAAATTACCGCAAAAGTGCAGATTTATGGACGCAATACAAGGCAGAACTCGAAGGTGTAGCCGGAGAATTCAGAGGACTTCAGAATCAGATTGATTCTGGAACACTGATAAAGACAGAAGAGCAACTGGGCAATGTAAACCTTGAAGCAGCAAATGCTGCTTCATCAGTTGAGAAGCTGAAAGAAAAAATCGAAGAAGTCAAAGAGATTGAATACACCGATTTCACAGGAAAGATTTCTCAAGAACAACAAGACCGATTCACAGAAGCACTAGAAGAAGAGTTCCGAATTCGCACAGAAATGGGACAACTGACCGAAGAGCAGCAAGACCGTTTTACGCAAGGACTAGAAGAAGAGTTTCGACGAGTCACAGAAATCAACGCTTTGACAGAAGACAAAAATAGACTTTACGAAGAAAGCCTTTTCCCGAAAGCCAGAGAGTTGACATACCTCGAAGAAGTCACTGCTGAATTGAAAACGCAGCTTTTACTTCAGGGACAACTGAACGAAGAAGCAGAAAGAACCGCAGGAGCGATTGTTTCCGGTGTTTCTGGCGCAGGTCCAAACGCCAGCCGCGCTACCAATATAGCTCAGTCTAAAACGGTTGAAGAAGCCGCAGCCAAGCTGATTCTCAGCAACGAAAAGGTTGCCAAAGCCATCGACTCAAGCTTTGAACTTCTGTTTGATGTGCTTGACCCATTCATTGATTTACTTGGCGATTTAATAAGTGCAATCAATCGCTTGATAGGTGCTTTAATTGAGAACGCAACAAATGCCGCAGAAAACTTGCTTGACACGGTTGGACTTGGCCCAAATGGTTATATTTTTGGAGGTGGACTTGCCAGAGACTTAGAAGCAGCTTTCAGCAGTTCAAGGCCAGGAGGACCAACCAATCAGCAAAAAGCATTTGCTCAAGCCGATTCGATTTTTGAAAACATTGCAGACAGTCCGTCAACGAGGGATCAACTGCAACCAAAGATTGACGAACTAGCTGACTTGATTCCAGATTTGGGACTGACCGAAGTTATCAACCGAATAACGCAAAACACTGAAGAGGCAGTTTCTAGCCTGGAAGCTGTGCAAGAAATCAATTTCAAAACACTAGCAGCAGCTTCATCTGCTCCTTATCTTATGAATCAAATAGGTAAGGAAATAAAAAAAGTAAATCAGAAGATTGCTGAGACAGAAGAAAAATCGAAGATTGTTATTCAAGGATTGATTGAAGCCTATATTCAAGAACCACTGAACGCCTTAAATGATTTGACCCAATCCGCACAAGACCAGATTGACGCCATTGATTTTCAGAACATGAGCATTGAAGAGCAGATTGAGTTTCGATACCAAGAGTCAATTGCGACTATCGAACAGCAAAAAGCCTTGGCGGACTTAATAGATGATGAGGATTTAAGGACTCAGTTGCTGAATGCCGCAAACAAAGCAGAAGCCAAAACGCTTGAACTCAAAAATAAACAACTGGCAGCACTTGAAAGAGAACAGCGACTTCTGGCACTGCAAAACGTCGAATCCGGCTTGCAAGCCTTGTTGTCAGATTTTGAGCGCACGATTGAAAAAATCAATGACTTGGTGCAAGGACTCTTTGACCAAGTTCAGGAACTGCTATTTTCAGACTTTTCTCCATTGGGACCACAAGAGCAATTCGCTCAAGCTCAAAGTAACTACGAAAGCCTACTAGAAAACGCCTTTGACCAAGAGGCAACGGAAGACGATATAAAAGCACTGCAAGGATTCGTCAACGAATACTTGAGCGCAGCCAGAAACGTTTTTAAGTCCTCAACAGCTTTCACAACCATTTTTGAAGGTGTGCTTGGTGACTTGACCGGACTAGGACTGCAAACAGGCTTTAACATGCCGATTCAGGCCGCCAGCACACTGAGTTCAGGTGCAGAAGATTTGCTCGGTGATTTACCAGAAGAATTGCAAACCGCAGTTTCTGACATGATTAGCGGATTAAACCTAGCAACACTCGCTTTTGCTCAACAGCAAGTTAAGTTTTTAACTACCGTTTACCAAATTCCTTTAGTGATTGAAAACGACTTATTGGTTGTCGATACGACCAATGTCAATAAACCAATCAGCCTCAATGCCAGTAACTTCAGCATTGATTCAAACAGCCTTTCGCAAATTGATCTAAGCATTTTGATGTCCACCAGCATGTTCACGGTGAACACTTCTGGGCTGAACTTTGGAACCATTACCCCAGCCGCCACTGCTGGAACGCCTTATTTGGGAACCATTACCCCAACCGTTAGCCTTAATACTTCTTCTGTAACGAATTCTTTTAATTCGTTAAGTTCTGCAATTAACTCTGCAATCAGCGGATTGATTCAATCAATTAACGCTTCAACTCAACAGTTAAACGCTGCAACAGTGAGCGCATTTCAAACAGCGGCACAAGGTGGAAACTTGGTTTCAATCAGTTCATTAGGCACTCTCTGGTATGGCAGCACAACAGCCGCAACTTATAAAGGACCGGATTATTCAGGAGATATTGGAGCAAGCAACTTGGTGTATTCTTACCTCAATGCTGGAAATTCTGAAAAACCGTATGGCATTTACTACTTAAACAAGGCAAATAACCAACCTCGCTTTGTAGTTTTTGAACAGCTAGCCAATGCCCAAACTGCATACAATTATTTAGCACAAGACTATTTAAGTTCACTAGTTGGAAGCATTCAAAAGATTGGCTTTAGACGAGGTGGACTTGTTGACCCAATGGACACCATTCCAGCCATGCTTTCACCTGGCGAATATATCCTCTCGCCTGAAACCGTCCGCAGATATGGCGTGAGCAATCTGAACCGCTTGAACTCTGGCGATTCAGCCGCAATCAACGCAACGAGTGACCCAGAAGTCAAACGCTTACTGGCTGAATTGATTGTTGCCGTCAGAGAGAATGACACCGAGGTAAATGTTTATACGGATATGGCAGGCCAGACAAAAGCTGGCATTGAAGAATTCAGAAGCGAGCTGAGAGAAAGAACCAGACGGCAAGGCGACAAGTTTCTTCCGGCTAGGTACATCTGATGAGTCAGTTACTTGCCACGATCACGGTTGATGGTACGGATTACCGAGGTTCAATCAGAGGCTTTGCTGGGCAGAACTTTTACCAGCCTTTTGTCAAAAGAATGCCGAGCTTGGAATTGGGGCAAGTTGAGGATAGCGGCAAAATTGGCGTGAAGTTCGGTAATATCACACTGACGAATGACTACTTAAACGCAAGCCATCCATTCGCACTTCAACGCTATGAAGACTTACTCACCGCACCTGGGCTATATGCAACGACTTTGAAATGGGGTGAGGCTGGAAGTGACTTATTTTCTGGCAATATCTTTTTGCAAAGCGTGACGGATACCGAATTGACCTTCGCGCTCACAGATACCGAATACACCAAAGGCGCAAGGCCATTCACCTTGACCGAAAATTTTGCTTTTGTCGAAGCTGTTACCAGTTCAGGAACAGGTGTTCCAGTTTCAATTACGGCTTTGAATCATGGCTTTGTGACGGGTACGGTTGTGATTTTCGAGCAAATGGATTCGTACGGGGAGCTGCTCGAATATCAATCAGTCGCAGTAGACAACTATTATTACGTTGTCCGAACTGGTTCAAACACCTTCACGCTTCAAGACAAAGACTTTATTCCGGTGACTTCTGGCTATGGTACGACCGGAACCTTTACCAGTGACGGAAATACTCACCGAGTGGGTGTGCCGCTAAGAATTCCGTTTAGTTGGGGAATCGTTAAGAATGTCACGCCAGTGATTAAGAAACGAGATGACGAAGTAGCCAATCCAGATTTGCAAACAAACAATTCCAGTTACCCAATCGAAATCCGCGAGGATGGGGTTTTGATTTATTCAACGGATAATACCAGTTCAGAGTTCTGGAATGGTTCAGGTGGAAGTGGCGTTGCTCCAACCTCAACCGTGATTAAGCTGAATGCTGCCACCACTGGTGGTGTGCTTTCAATCTCAGGAATCAGCAACCGAGGTTCAACGCTTTCGAGTTTTTACAGTCATGTGGCGACTGAGCTTGGGCTAACGTTAGATACGAGTTATGCGTAAATGGCAGGCGTAAACTACAACACCGATACCACGATTAGCGACGAGCAAGTCAACGATTCACCTGTTGAAGTACGCCTCACGGTAACGGTTGAGATTGACACCAATGGGCAGTTGACCATTCGCTCGCTGACGGTAGCCACGACAGCTTCAGAAGTAGAAATTTATTCGCCCTAGTTATGGCACAAGCAACTACACGTAACGAGCCACTGATTGACTTTGCGGCAGATACTGCCAAAGCCGCAAACCTGTTACTGCAAATTAGCGGCTCTACTTTACGAGTCATTAACCGGATTCAATCCGGTGTTGCAGCCGCAACGGTGAGAACGCCAGAACTGCTTCAGTTGCAATTAGCGCCAGCCTTTCCAATCAAAAAGGTTTTTTCAGAGTATGAATTCAACACACCTTACCCAGACAGTGTGACGCTCGCGCAAGAAACAAAATATGTGGAAGTCCCCAATCTAGGCTATGGGGAAGAACAAGGTTATGACGCACTCAGCACAATTGAAGAGAAAGTCATTGAATATTTAAGAGCCATTTTGCAAAGCGAATCCGCGCCAATCTGCACGGCTCGAATTTTTGGCATTAAAGATAATTACCTTTTAGGTTATCGCATCATCTGCATTGACGAAAAACAATCAATCAAAGCCACAATCACCATTACCAGCATTATTTATAGCTTTGATTCTGAGGAAACCACGATCAGCGGACCAACAGAAATCGACTTTGTACGGAAAGAATGAAGATTATCTACACCAACCTAATCACTTCTGTGACGAGTTCAGCGACTCAGCTTGCCAGTGATTATGCAATTGCCAAAGTCGAAAACAATTATCCAAAACAGGCTTACATTTCAGACGCTGCAACCGCAACAATCACTGTGACTTGCCCAGGTGCAGAAGCCATTTTCTTTAGTTACCTGGCAGAAGCTGTGACGGTAACATTTAAAGATTCTGGCGCAAGCACTTTATCAACTGAAACGTACTCGAACACCTACATTCTCAGCGAGCAATACCTACTCAACGAGAAAACCCATTGGAATGATTCGGTTTTTGTGGCTTGTCCAGCAACCACCAACACGGTTGAGATTGCTTTAACCAACTCGACAGACGTCAAAGGCAGTTTGGACGGTTGGGTTACGGCAAGCAATGGGAATCTAGGCAGATTACAAGCGAGCAGCTCAAACATTTATTTAGAAGATTATCCACAGATAAAGCTGGGTACTTTTGTCAGCGATGGGGTTTTTACCGAGCAGCTCAACCGGATTACTGGTGACGGAACCGGAGGTGAAGATTTACAACTGACAGGAAATGGTGGCGCGAACTTCACGGTTTCCAATATGAAATTGCCGCTGATTGTGAACACCATACGAGCCGGAAAAGTGCTGGAAACCTTCAATCCGAATGTTGGCATGTCGATAAGCCGAGACAGCTTTGGAATCAGACAAGAGCGAGACAGTGGGCTTGTGTATCGGCTAGGTGAGATTCGCAGAAGATTTAGCGGTTCAGTTCAAATTTTAGAATCTGAAAGAGACACAGCAACCAAAGTTTTTACAGGCTTACGAATGCAACCAGTGGCTGCTCAGGTTCTAGGCTACCAAACCAACACGGCAGTATTCGGTTCTTTCTTTGAGCCAGCGAGCATTGCGTATTCTTATCCTGGTTCACAACTTTATGATTACAACTTTGAATTCGTCGAGCTTATCTAAATGAGTTTATTAAAGGTAAACGAAGTTCAGAACTATAACGGTTCAAGTCTAACGCTAACCGCCAGCACCGTTTCCACTTCTGCACAGTTAAACACAGGCGGAAATATAAGCGTGACAGGTTCTCTTAATGTTTCTGATGATAGCACTACGAGAAGCAACCTTGGGCTTGGTACAATCGCAACTCAGGATTCGGACAATGTGACCGTGACCGGAGGAACCGCAACACTAGGCGCACTTACCGTTTCCGGTTCAGACTCTGGCGACTTGGTAAGAATCACACAAACAGGCAGCGGAAATGCACTAGTAGTGGAGGATGCTGCTAATCCAGACAGTACGCCTTTTGTGGTGGATGCTAGTGGGAATGTTGGGATTGGGACGAGTTCACCTAGTCAAAAATTAAGTGTTGCAGGTACTGCAATGCTTCAAAACGATCAGGGTTATTTATATTTGTCAAATGTTGGCACAGAGAACAGTGGTATTTATCTTCGTGGAACTGGGGCAAGTAATGAATTAAGGTCGCACTCAACTGGAAAATTTACTTGGGAAATTACTGGATCTCAAAAAATGATTATTGATGCTAGTGGGAATGTTGGCGCACCATCTGGTTCGAACATTTACAATGCTTCTGATGAGCGATTAAAACAAAACATTACAGAGTTGTCAGATTGTTTGCAAAAAGTCTTATCAATGCGTGGTGTCTCTTTTAATTGGATTGATGATTTTTGTGAGGCAGAAGCAGATAAAACCTTGTACGGGTTAATCGCTCAAGAATTACAAATAGTGGATCTAAATCTGGTCGACAGTTTTAGTGATAATACAATTACTGCTGGAAGTGTTACTGTTGAAAATCCATTAAGAGTTAATGAAAAATTCATTATTCCAATGCTGGTAGAAAGTATTAAAGAACAACAAACAATAATCGAATCCCAGCAATCACAAATTGACGCACTAACTGCACGAATTGAAGCACTAGAAACCGCATAATATAGGCCGAGCAATGCCAGCAGAAGCGACCGGAATAATTGACGTTGTCCAAGAACTTGGAACTTCAGCTTCTGCTCTGATTTTCTTTGCTTGGCTAATTATTTTTATTTTGAAACAGCACGACAAAGAAAAGCAGCAATTGCGAGCAGATGCAGAAAAGAAAGACTCTATGATGATGGAAGAGCGAAAGCTTTATTTAGCGGCTGACGCAAAGAATGATGAAGAGTTAAGACAATACATGAAGACTTCAAACTCTGAGCTGATGTCGATAATGAGTGCAACAAATGCTGCCATAAAAGATATGACGATTGCTGTCAATAATCTTGGTGACGTTATCAATAGAGAATTAAGGAGATGAAACCGATTCTCATAGGTCTGGCTTTGCTTTTATCAACGTCAGCCTTGGCTTTGCCTGTTGAGTACAAAACACTTCACTTGGTTTCTTGGGCTTATCAGTGTTCACTTCGACTTGCTCCCACCTATCAGCTTCAAGGCATGACCAGCAACTTAGCCATTCAAGCCGCAATTCAGTTGTGTTCTTGCGTCATTGACCAATACCGAGAAAACCATAGATATGTAGATTTGCAACTGATGCCTTTGCCACAACGAGAGGCGTTTGGAGAAATGTATTCACAGGAATGTATTGAATACCCAGAGCGAGAAACTTGATGGAATTCATTGACCATTCTCAGCATTTTTCGAGGGATGAGCTCAAGTGCAAATTCACAGGTGAATGCTCTATGTCGAGTTCATTTCTTACAAAGCTCGAAACATTGCGGCAGCACTACGGCAAACCCATCAGACTAACTTCAGCCTATCGCTCACTAGATCACCCAGTTGAAAAAGCAAAATGGAAAGACGGGAAACCCAAAAGCACGGGTTATCATAGTCTTGGAAGAGCGGTGGATATTG